GCTCGCTTCCTCATCATCAATTCGCTTTGCTGTAGCAGCAGGAACTCCACCTGCCCCAAGCACCTTGTCCAACTTCGCCTTGAGTTCATCATAGGACTTAAAGTTGTCTGGCTTGAGGAAATCTTTCAGAGAATACGCAGACTTCCAGACTTGTTCGATCTTCGAATCTTCGCCATTAAACAACGCAGCAGGAGATTCAAACTCCGACTTGTCGTAGTTGCGATAGCCTTCGACGTTACGAATCTTGATCTTGAAGTTTGCACCCTTCCAGAAATCAAACGGATTCATTGGAGTCTCATCAGCAAACTGTGGCTCGAGTTGTTCTTTGATCTTGTCGAAAATCTTCTTTCCGAACTTGAACAAGAACACCTTACCTTCGTTTTGCGGACGCTTTGCGTCAGAGATCACAAGAACGTTTGCGATGTAGGTCAACTTGCGCTTCTGCTTACGAGCAATTTCCTTGTTGGCTTCAACGCCAGAATTCCAAAGAACTGTGTTGTATTCAGAAACAGGGTCAGTTTTGCCAAGAGTTGTGAGAGAATTCTCAATGTACCAACCACCTGGACCTTGGAATCCGTGAGACCAGATTTGAACCCAAGGAAGACCATCTTCACCGTCGACTGCTGGGGTATCAAGGAAACGAATTACTGCGTATCCATTGCCAGCGGCGTCAACTTCTGGTTGCCAAAAACGATCATCAACGTTCTTGCCACCACCATTACCTGCTGAAGATTGCTCAACTGCCTTCTTCAACTTATCAAGAGATGAACTCTTGTTCTTAAGACTTGATAGACTCATTTGTATTCTCCGTATAGCGTTGTATAAATGTATATCGACTTGTCCACTTTTTCATCATCACAATACCATTATATATCATTTCAGTCGCCAAGTAAAGTTTCTTTTGTGAGAATTTTATACTTGTCAACATTCACCGCAAGAAAGGCTCCATATTTGCGAATCTTTCTTGACACTTTGGGATAGATGATATCATCGCTGATCTTCTTGTCCCAAATTCGAATAAAGTCGAAGATGTTATTGAGGATAACCATCGTCTCAATCGTCACATCTTTTTGGAGAAATGCAACTAACAATTTTGGAAATTGTCCATCTTCGACTTTAAATAAATCATTAAACGTTTCTTTTGTCGCAATCTTTTGTAGATCCTCGACATAAATCTTACTCATGGAATCGGTGGTTCGTTTCCAATCCCGATAAGTTTCTTCAGCCTCGTCTTCAAGCAATGACTTGGTCCAATTATCATCACTGTGTACAAAATTAGCAACCAGAAATGGAACCATCTCATCGTCGCGATACTTGCGCGCAAGACGGTGGAATAAAAATTTGTCACGACGCTTCTGAAATGCATCTATTGAGACTCGAGTCTTGCCATCATAATGAAAGAAGTTATAACTCTCTGAAGTGAAATGTAATTTGATGGCTTGATAAGTGCAATACAGATCGTAACCGTTCATAACGGAAGTCTGCCACCTCTTGGGAGAAATCTCAATTCCATTGCTTCACCTTCAATGATACTTTTCAATGAGTCATTGATCAGACTTGCAGCCATTTCAATTTCAAGATTGTTTCGTTCGCAGTAAGTTGTAACTGCGTCCATATGATCAATCTTTTCTACAATTGCCATTTGCATAATCATCATAGAAAAATTATTCTTTTCTTCGCGAGTTGCCATTTTACTTGATCTCATAAGCATTCAAGGAATTGTTTAGTTGCTGAGTCACACGAACAAACGTTGTACGTTTACTCAACTCTTTCAATTCACTTGCTCCAACATAAGTACATGCCGAACGCAGACCACCAAGAATGTCTTGTAGTGTTCTGCTCACCTCTCCACGATATGGAATCTCAACTGTCTTACCTTCACTGGCTCGATAGTTTGCCACACCACCATTATGTAGATCCATGGCGGTTTCTGAACTCATGCCATAGAATTGATTTCCACCAATCGCAGACGCACCGCCTTCTTTATGACCAGCCAACATTCCACCAAGCATCACAAAATCGGCTCCCGCAGCAAATGCTTTCACAACGTCTCCAGGAACGGAACACCCTCCATCCGCTATGATATGACCCTGTAGACCATGAGCCGCATCTGCGCACTCAATAACTGCACTCAACTGCGGGTAGCCGATGCCTGTCATTTTGCGAGTAGTGCAAACTGAGCCAGGACCAATGCCAACCTTCACGATGTCAACACCTGAGAGAATCAATTCCTCAGTCATCTCTGGTGTGACAACATTACCTGCCATCAAAACGATATTCGGATACTTGTCACGAAATCGTTTTATAAAATCTACAAAACTTTGTGTGTAACCATTCGCAACATCAATGCAAACTCTCATGTATGGATTCTGCGCTACGCTGTATACAAACTGAAACTTCTGTAAGTCTGTATCTGAAATGCCAAGAGAGTATATGCTGCTGTTGAGTTTTTGTTTGAAGTGCTCACCCAAAACATCATTGTCGTAATGTTTGGTCACAGCAACTAGACATTCATGTTTGTCTAGTTCATTGTCCATTTCAAACGTACCAACACCATCCATATTCGCTGCGATAATTGGAACACCCGACCAACTATTGCCACTGCGAAAGGTAAATGATCTTCGAAGTTTGACTTGGCTTCTTGACGAGAGAGTCGATCGTTTAGGTGTGATCAAAACATCTTTATAATCAAGTTTCACATCTTCAACAATTCTCATAAGACCTCAATGATAAAAAATATGCTGACCAATTTTCTTTATAACTCTCTTGCGTTCAGCCCACTCTGGATCAACATAAGTTGCGTGAAAATACTTTGCAGATCCAATTATACCATATTCCTTCTTAGAAATCAAGATGTTTTCAGCAATCTTGATTGAGTCTCTCCATGCATCACTATTGCGATAGACATTTTTCTTGCCTTCGCAAACCCAAGAGAACTGGCAGGTCCCTTTTGTCTTTTGGTGCACAACAGCGCAAACTGTTCTTGGGAACTGTTTACTCTTGACGCGATTCATGGTCACTTCAGCAACAGCAATCTTGCCAGCACGTGGTTCACCACCTGCTTCGAAGTAGATGTTGCGAGCGAGACATTCAACCTCTCGCATCACTGCTTGTTTCTTTTCATAAGAAAGATTTAGAAATTCGACTTTATGATTGAGAGTCGTGAGTTCTGTAGTCAAAAGTCCATTTGCGATTTGTTGGGCATCCAACTTACTCTGCATACGATCCACCATACTAAAAGGAATGTATAGAGTAAAGAATATCAACGCGAAAAGCCCACCCCATCTACAGAACAAATTGTGATTGCGATCAAAATATTTTTCTACATTACAAAGTATGTCTACTGCATTCATGTTTAGGTCTCCATTATTGCAGTGGAAAGAAAAGGGTGGTGGTTCGCACCACCACCCCAGACCTTTCTGTTACCGAGCGGTCAACTCTTTGTGCTCAATGTGCTTATTAGGCAGCGAGAGCCATAGGTGTAAATGAATCATCGTTTGCATTTACTGTGTTTGCGCTGATTAAGTCAGTCGCCTCACTGGTTGCTGTCGGTTTATTACTTGCCCCGTCGAAGCCATTTCTTCCCCGCAGAAACACACTGAATGTTCGGTACAATCCGACTCTTAACACTTTCGTGCCAGTGTGCTTTTGGTGGAGAAGGTGGGAGTCGAACCCACGTCCGAAACACCTTTAGTCGTCAGTTTACAACCATTAATCAACTAGAAATTGTGGCTTTGTTTGTTCGTTTAATGATTTTTGTTGCTGTTCAACGTGAGCCTTGTATTGCTCATTTGACATTGAGTGTAGACCAACGCAGTAGCCAGTTGGACTACGACCACAGCCACACTTTACCTGTTTCACTTCAGATACCATGATCATACTCCTTATTTCAGCAAAAGGAAAGTATTATTTAGCCGTTTAGAACTCTTGCGGCTGAAGTTACGACTGCAGCGATACGACCTATATCGCGAAGATTCTCAACAGTCATTCCTTCTTTGAGAAGAGTGTCATAATGAGCCTTGACGCAGAAGTGGCATTTCCCAACGATTGAAGCGGTGAGAGAGTATGCTTCGAAATTCTTCTTTGTCGTTCCACCATGATTCATAATACCATTCATGCGCAATCCTGCTGGTAATCCTTTGAGAGCAGGATCACCTGTCATCTCAACATATGGATACCAAACATTGTTCTGAGCCATGATGGTAGCAGCAGTCAACGCAGCATCGGCTTCCTTACGGTCATCGATCTCTGCGTCAATTGCTGATGTTAGTCTACCATTGCCAGCCGCGAAAGCAGCGGCAAGCGCACATCCTTGTGCGACTACGAGATCAAGAGAACTGCGAAGAAGAACTGCATCAAGATTCAATTTAGTATCTTTTGCGTATTCTGGTAAACCTTCTTTGATCATATTGATCCAATTCATAGTTCATCCTCGTCTATTTCTTTTTCTTCAAACATGTCTGTCTCAGACCCACAATGTGGGCAAGCCCAATCGTATTCTAGATCTTCAAATTTGCCATATACATCTTGTTCAAAGACATATCCACAAACTTCACAGACTTTTGCTTTCATATATTAGCCTTGCTTTGGAAGATCCATGCAGCGTGAGAACAAGTATCCTTTTGCTGTGCGCATTTCTGAGTTGCTCAAAAAGCCATCGCTGTTCTTATCTGCTCTTTCAAACAATGCACTTGATACAGTGCAATAACGATTTACATCTTCAAATGAAACCTTGCCATCCTTGTCAAAGTCATATTGTGCCACACGGTCTTGAGCCATTGCTGGCGCAGATAACATCATCAATCCAATGATTAGTTTTTTCATTTAGTTACTTTTCCTATTATAGAGAGTTTAGAGTTGCTTCACCAACCTGGCGATTGCACTGGCAAAGTTCACCCGTCTGAAGCGCATCAAGAACACGAAGTGTCTCATCTGCGTTTCTACCGACGTTTAGATTATTCACAGTTACATGCTGAATTGTATTTGACGGGTCAACAATAAATGTTGCGCGAAGAGCAGCACCTGCAGGATTGAAGAACACACCAAGTTGTTCAACAAGGCTGTTAGATGTGTTATCCCAACTATCATAGTCACGCTGCGTATCAGCAAAGAACCATGAAGTGGTCTTCTTGAGATCTTCGTGAGCATTCTTCCATGCCAACTTACAGAATTCGTTATCTGTTGAACCAATCAAAAGAACCGCATCGCGATCAGCGAAGTCCTTATTCAACTTATCATAGGCAAGGATTTCTGTTGGGCAAACAAAAGTAAAATCCTTTGGATAGAATACGATAATCTTCCACTTACCTTCGAAGGAAAGATCTGTAATATCTTCAAATGCATTTTCAGGTGTCAATGCTCCAGGCTTCACACCAGTAACAACGAAACTTTCTAACTTATTGCCAACTGTCTTCATATTATAACTCCTGTAAAACAAAAACCTATACGAAACCTATACGAGCAAGTATATATGCGTGCATGAGCCTCTTTTCGCTCATCAAGCGATAAATTAATCTTATGGAAATGATTGATAGAAACTATTAGGCGACGATGTTATATTCTTCGCGAAGGATCTTCTTATATGGCTTGCCGTCAGCCATCAACTCATAGACGAGTAAAAGACGATCACGCAGTTCCCAACGACCAGCACGTTCGAGTTCTTCAATAATCACTTTGAGTTCATAATCATTAATTGGCAGGTCCATTGAGAGCCTCCTCAAATGCTTGTTGCTCAAGTTCAGCCTGACGTTGCTCAAGACGAGCAACACAACCTTCTACCCAAGACCGAGCAACTCCAAGGTTGTTTCGATATTGGCTGGGAACCTTATCCTTGCAATAAGATTCGAAACGCTTTCCAACGTATCGATAGTCACTGCGATTTCTCGCCATGTTTGCGCCAACCAATCCACCAAGAACAGTAGCAATCTTGCGACCGTCACCATCTCCGATGGTTGAACCAATTGCGGCTCCAGCAGCGGCACCCAGCAACACGTCTATATCTTCGTTGCTCTGTGCTTTGATGCTTTGTGAGCCAAGCAGGAGGGCTGCAGACGTAACAACTAAAACGGACCATTTCATTTGCTTCTCCAACGTAACGAACAGATATATTATATTACAATCTCAGACCAAAGACAACTTATTCTTGGTCTTGTAATCTACAATATACTTCATCAGTTCGAGCCGATGTTCTTCCAACTCGTTCTCTTTGACCACAAGAGTCTGGCAAAAGTTCGCTGTGTCAACGCCAATCAGAATCACAACCTGATCAATTTTCAATCCAGTCATCTCGCTGAACATAGAGGCATACGCAGCACCCTGCATAAAGTAATTGCCGATGTTCTCTTTCTTCTTGAGACGAATAGAAGTCTTGAAGTCAATCACTGACAGAACACCATTATGCTCAGCAATACAGTCGACTGTTCCAGCAAGACCAAGTTTATGCGAGAAAAGTTTATCTTCGAGACAGTGAATGTTATTCACCTTTGAATCTATTTCTTGCTTCATTCGAACGAACAGAGACTTGACGTTCGGTAACATCTCGAGAGAAGAAACATCTTCATTCTTGAGATACATTTCCAATGCTTTGTGAACAGAAGTGCCACGAGTGGTGGCTTTGCGAGAGATCTCGTTGGCTTTGGCTTCACCAACCTTCTTGCGCCATTCTATAATACCTTCCTTCCCATAATCGGAAAGAACAGTCGTGACAGAGGGATACCTCTCTCCAGTCGGAGTGACGTAGTGCCGAGTGCCATCCACATTCTCTTGCAAGAGTTTGGGGAAGTCATGGTGTATATGATTAAACATTATAAAGTATCTCTATCAAAACCGACATAGTCTATTCTATAGCAAAGTCAAGCCAAAGTCAACTATTTTCTTGCTTCTCGTATTTCTCAACAGCAATCAAGAAGTCCTTGACAAGACTACTGCGAACGATATCGTCTGTCGTAAACTCGATATTGGTAAATGATGGCATCATCTTCGCAATCTCATGAAACTTCTTCATGCCAGACTTGTCCTTATTATTGCGATATAGATCAGTCTGTTTGTAATCACCGCAGAAGATAATTTTGGAACGATAGCCAACACGAGTCATGATCGTTGATAGTTCCTCGAATGTCATGTTCTGACATTCATCGACGATAATGATCGCATCATCAAAACTCATACCACGAATGAAACTCGTAGAGATAAATTCGATACGATTACATTCCTTCAGAGCCTCGTATGAATCACGACGACCAAACAGCGTATGAAATATTTGCATGTATGGTTGTTCATACAAACTCATCTTGTCTTCAACAGAGCCTGGAGTGAATCCAAGATCACGAGACTGAACAGCAGAGCGAACAATTACAACTCGATGAAACGAAGATGTTTTATCAAGCACTTCTTGAATGGCTTGATAGCAGGCAATGAACGACTTACCAGTTCCTGCCGAACCACAAAGCATGGTAAAGTAATCACCACGTTTGTAACACTCAAAGAACTTTGCTTGATTCTCTGTGAGTGGTTCAAATACTTTGAGTTCTGTTGCTTTGATTCTGGCTGGCTTTTTCTCCAATGATTGATCAGAAGTTAGTTGAATGAAGGTGTTTGTGTTTCCATTTTTCTTCTTACTCAAAACTCCTCACTTCCCCCTTGTTTGGGCGGCTTGCTTTTTACGATGCTTTTCTAAAACTTGATCGGTCTTGACTCGTTTCGTATCTTTGCGAAGAACATTATCAGCGAGTGGGCTTCTTGGATTCTGTTCAGCAATTTTATGCATGACTTCTTTCCAAGTGTTGTCTGTTTTCTTACCTGAGAAGTCGCCACCACCACTGTAACTAAACAATGGTGCTTCGCTGTAATATCTTTCTAGATGCGGATTATCTGCCTTGAAAGAGTCATAGGCAGAGATAGAGATTATATGTTCTTCGACTTTACCAGTTTTTGTATTCACGAACTCATATGTTGGCATAAATCAATATTTCCTAAAGTATCCGTGATTGGCGAGATACGCAGTAAATTTCACATCTGGAAATTCTTTTTTCAATGTCAAGAACACTTCCAGATTCTTCGGGTCATCATCAAACAGTGAAACTGTTTTGAACATACCACTATTTAGATACTGCTGAATGAAAATCTTCTTTGCTTGTGGTGAAGAGATTCCCAAATTTCCTGCACGATGAACATGAACGTTTCTCATATTCAATCCATGCTTCTCGAAAGTAGAAAGAAAAGTATCTTTGTCGTCGAAATCAGAACGTGCAGTCAGAACAATGACTTTGCTATTCGGAAGTTTGGAATAGGCTTCTAGAGTCTTTGCTGCTTTGTCCAATGCTCGTTGAATTGGAACAGAAGTCTTGTTGAAGAGTTTTGCATCTCTAAACTCAGTGAAGTCAAAGGACTCGCCCTTCTTGAGTTTATATGTATTGAATTCTCGATTAGAGAGAGACTTGACTCTCTTCTCACCTTTCATTACATGGACCATCGCCTTGGTTTGAAATAGAGTTTCGTCGATATCCCAAACAGATAAGTTTCCGCGAGAATCGGTTCTGAATTCAGAGAATTTCTTCATTCATTTATTTATACCAAGAAGGAACCTCTCGATTCTTCCAAGTAGCAAAACGCTTTTTGTACACTCGATAGTAATTGTGATATGCTTGTATCGAGTTTCCAGGAACCTTTACGTCCTCGGGCATGGCTTGCGGTGGCTCTGAGAATACTCCAGTTCGAGAAATATTATCAGGCGCAAAACTCAGTTTCTGAATCACAAGCGAAGTCTTGTGCTGCTTATCATTCGTGCCACCGTAGCGATGACGATACTCCTGACAGAGTTCACTCGCCATGTTCCAGAGCCACTGATAGTGATGAAACGATTCGCGAACCCAAACGGCAGAGGGATGATTGTAACTCACCGCATGATACAGTTTGTCTTCACGATACTCATCCAACTTCCATCGAGCAATCTTGCGACCATTCTTGCTCTTTGCAAAGTAATGATTGCCATCGAGAATACGATGGGCTGTTGACATTAATTGCGCATACTCAACAATCATCTTTACGACATGTTTGTCGCAATGTTGTTGAGCGCAGATTTTAGGATCCGTATCCAGGAAGAAGATGTTCATGCACTACCTCTAATGTTCGATCTTTTTCGTCCCAATATTCTTCAATGGCTTTCTTGGCAAATTCCATTTCAATATACTGACCAAGAATCAATTCCTCAGTCGCACTCACTGGAATCTTCGCGCCCCAAACAATCGTATGCGCATAGTTGTAGACCTGACCAATCACCCTTCCATTATGCACTTGGAAATAGTAATGATTGTTGTGATCAACATATCGCCATTGACGTGTCATTAGTGAAATGACTCAAGAGAGTTTGACGGATTCAATTCATGAAAAGACAAGACTTGATCTCTTGTTTCAGAGATAGAATCGACCATCTTGTGATAATCTTCCTTGCTCAGGG